AGATTAGCCGTTGGTGAATCTGCCGACAAATCTGCAAATGCACTACTAGAGTTGAGCGTAAACGACTGTAGCTTTTCCTTGCCGTTAGCCAAAATCATCCGGGAACCGAACTGCGTCACATCCCAAGACTCAGTTGCCGTATAACCTGTGGTATTGATAGCGTCTAAGGCAATCGTCGTACCGTTGTACTTGTAAATTTTCTGAGAACTAGCCGCAAACAGCGTAGAGACACCGGCAAACTTACCTGCAAATGTCGTTAGGAGAGTATCTGCTGCCGCTGAACTGAAGTTAGCCTCTGTATGCAAAGGCTCGTAGCCGTTAGCCACAGGGATACAGTTCTCAGCCTGAGTCAATGCGCCAGTAACCCCCGGCTGATCTGGCAACCACTCTCCGAAAGTGATCTTAGTCTTTTCCATTATTGCCCCAACCAACCGTTTGAACCTGCCGATGCGTTATTCCAGTTCGGAATAGCAGCATTTTGGTTTGTCCAGTTTGATGATGTACCTGTGATTTTAGTCCACGAATCACCCTGCTCACTAGCATTTTGCCAAGTTGAACTCTGACCAGCCGAATCAGTCCACTCCGACCCGATAATGAAGCCTGAAGCAGTCGCAGAAGCTACAGCAACTATCGATGCAGTCTGGCTATAAATAACCGATCCAGCAGCCGCTACGATAGCCTCACAGTCAATTGACGCATGACCCTCGTAAGAGACCCCACCGACCGCTGTAACTATAGCTTCAGCAGAGATATTCGCTGCCGCACTTCTAATCCGCTGGTAATCGCAACTAACCGCAGCACTTCCGGTAATAGCCGCACTAGCCAGAATGACTAACGCCCCGTTAGCAGTGACTGTTGCAACGCCAGTAATCGATGCCGAAAAACTCTTAATCCTTAGACCAGCACAAGTAACCGTCGCTAGACCGTTTACAGACGCATCACCGTATAAAACACAGACGTTAGGATCAGTCCAAACGCTGCTATCAAGCGAAAACGCTAGAGCATCGATAGACGTATTAAATAGGTCTAGCTGCTCAAGCGTAAAGGCTCCACATACGGATGCTGGCATGGCTTAGGTCAGAGTTACCGACAAAGAACCGATAGCAATCTTGAAAATATCACCAGTATCAATCGCCTTACTAACGTCTAAGGCTGTGTGATACAGCAAATTGCCGCTAGTCGATGCGTCAAGAATACCGATATGGGTAATCGTTCCCCAAGAAGCCGTTGCCTGAGCAAACTCGACTGCTCCGCTATTTGTAGTTACGCCATTGCTAGGCGCACCAAACGTCACCGCAACGCGAGCATAAGAACCGCCTGTTACCTCTGTGCCTGTACCAGCGTCAGTCGGATCAGTCGTAAACAGACCAACATAAACAGTTGAAGGGCTTGTATAGCTCGTATTCCGCAAGGTAGCGTTAATCAGAGCGTTTTCCAAATAATTCGACATCTCTGCCATGATTTACCTCACGAATAAGACATTGCCATTGGTTGACCGCTGTACTCACCTGCTTGATCTGCGGTAGAAATTGAATTAACTGCCCTGTCGTACAGGCTAGCCCAAATCTGGATTCGGTTATCGTTCATCAGATACGGCTCTGCCTCAGCCAAAGCACCATAAAGCAGTGCGTCAGGACAGTTCGCTAGGAATACATTGCTGGCATTTGCATCACTCAGCAACGTAGGCTTGGCGTAATACAGCATCTGAACCGTATAGTTTGTGTCTGGGATACGGGCAAACTGAATCTCAGTCGCTAATACCGTATAGAACAGCGGCTTACCGCTTTCCGTAGTCGGAGCAGTTGAATAGAAGTCGTAAGGGCTTTTATAAGAAATGCTCGTCACCGGATTGGTATCCAAGTGAATATCACGCATTTCCAAAAAGTCAGAAGGCAACCCAATCTTAGAGTTGCCCCCTGTAGTAGTTGTCGTAGCAACAACCAACATTTGCCGGATTCTCAACTCTCTGCGGAGTCTTTCCTCGGCTAATCGGATAAAGTCAGGAATGACCGTAGATAGATCGCTACGAGCCAGATAGTTAGCTATCGTAGTTTTTAGATCGCTATAGCTCGTAAATGCCATGTTATTCCTCTAGCTGCTCAAAATCTTTCCATCCGTATTCGTAAGTGCCAATGTGCCGAATGTGCATCGATAACTCGTGATCTACATACGTTTCAAAGCCCTCAGAACCAGCCTTGACGCAGAAATACACATCCTCGCCACATACGCCACTAGCACCCCATCCAGCATCGAACCAAGGTCTGCCCGTCTTTTCAAACACTTCTCGACGGATCATCACAGCACCAAATCCCACCGCTGTGACCTGCTCAATACCTTCTTTACCGCGAGAGTCAACATTCGACCAGTTATGCACCAATGTCTCGCCATCCATGTACTTCGTCAGCATCTTAGCTGTAGGCGTTACAGGCTTTCTTCTAGTCGTAGCATTAACCCCAACAATCGGCACATTCCTACTTAGCAGAATCGAAATGATGTCGTGAGGAAAACGCATATCGCTGTCGATAAACAATACAGCGTCACAGCCCTCATTAAACGCCACCTCTGCTAACTTCTCACGCTGGTCAAATATCAGCGTTCCCGGCATTGTGTAAAGGCTTAGTCCACCTTTACCGTCCTTGCAACGAGTAGAGGCATCGTGCGCCGCCATCCTTGCAAAGTCAAAAGCAAAACCAGTATGCACCTCATCCCGGCATGGGATACAAACACCAATTCTCATATAGTTCCCCGGTACGTTTTCCACACAGCATTATCAGGATCGTTCAGCCACCTAGCAAACCCGACCTCATCCACCACGTTAAAGCCCTTCATAATACCTTTTTGGTTCAGTACATCTATGACCGTAAAGGGTATTCGAGCAACGTGATGCAGTTCGTTTAGGTGTCCTTGCCGAGATTTATCGTAGTCCAGTTGCTTCTTGTTGGCTTCGATAATCTCTGTTACATCCTGCTTAGTCTCGATGACAATCCCACCGTCACCATCTTCGTATGCTGTTTGAGTCCGTATCGGAGTACTCATAAATTCCTTTTGTAGGTAGCCCCCACCGTTAGGCAGGGGCTATTTGCTACTTATTACAGAGACATATCAAGGTCAGCAACGATGCCATGTGCGGCTTCGTTCTTAACCTCAAGCGTTACTTCAGCCAGAAGCTGAGTGTTCTCGCTGTCGCCAGTCTTAGCCAGATCATTGGTCTGGAATGGACGCAGGTAAGCGAGTGCTGCGTACTCAGGATCAATCACCAAAGCATCGCGGGTACGCATGAAGCGGTTAGGAACAACCGACATCGTGCCAAAGTCCGACATATAAACGTCAGCCGCACCGATAATGGTGGTCGGAGTATTGCCCGGAGCCATGTAACGCTGTGCAGCGATACCAGCGAACGACGATACCTTCTGCTTACCAGCAGCACCAACCATCAGAATCTTCGGAGAACCGCCCGATACGAACACCTCGGAAACAACGGTCTTCAGCAGAGTTTCAGTAAATGTACGAACAGTACCGTCAGTACGGGTCGATACACCAATTGTCGCTGGATCGGAACCGTCAGAAGCCTTGTCCGAGTTAGTCTTAACCCATGACAGGATCGAACCGAGCTTACGAGCGATAGTCGATGTACCAGCCGAACGACCTTGGTTAGCGCACAGGATGGTTTCCAGATCGCGCTTAAGTTCAGCCGATGCTTTAGCCAACTGATAAGCCTTTTCCGACTTACGACCAGCCTTGTTTACTGTGTCCAGAGTACCGGAGACCTGAACGGTCTTCTGGATGATCTGAGTGTAGTTACCAAGACGGACAGTAGGAGCCAGAGTTGCCGATGTAGCGTCAGCACCTTCAATCGCAGCGTTAGCCGTAGTAGCCGCAGCCAGCGAGTCAGTCTGCCACTCGTGATAAACGGCAGTTGCCTTAGTCTTGCCAATAGAAGACATAAATGGTGTCTCAGTTGGCGAGATGTCATAGATGATGTCGGTCAAATCTTCGCGCTGACCAATTGCGCTGTGTGCTGTAAATGTAGGCATGATTTAATTCCTCATAAGAAACGTTCAAATGCTTTAGCGGCATCAGCAACCCTTCCGGTCTGCTTTGCCCTAGCCTTAAGTTTTTTCATTTCATCGCTAGCATCACGAGGCTGAGAAACACCAGACTTCATTACCTTCGGAGCTTCGTTTACCTTCTTCGTGATTCCCGGCTTTGCAGACTGTAATTTGTCGTACTGCATCGCCTTCCATAGCGTTAAAACTTGTCGAGAGTCATAAACCCCCGATAATTCCTGTTCCGAGAAACCTAGCTTCTGACCAAACTCCCGCAGTTCTCGCCGAGCTATCTCACCCTTCTGTGGGTCAGCATATTCAGGTATTGCCTCTGCCAGCTTACGAGATTCAGCCTGTATCACATGACCGAGTTGCTCCTGACGTTCCTGATCCTGCTGCATCGCAATTCGCTGTCGTTCAGCCTGAACTTGAGCTAACTGCTTTTCCCGCTGTGATAACTCTGCAACCTTAACTGCGTACCCAATAGGGTCGGTTTCCTTCAGATAGTCCAGATTCTCAGTTTCTGGCTGCTGGTTAAGCATCTGCTCAATTACC